ATCAGGATAGAAGTTCCAAATAGATACGTGACTTGTAGATGGTACTGTCTTTACTGTCGGGTCATACTCACCGTCTTCATTCCAGTTAGGATACTCTTTATCTATAGCAAATGGACCTTTCATAATCCCTGTGCCAAACAACGCCATCTCAAAAGAAGTGTGGCGCAGTTGTTTATTAGCGCCACTCTCTTCTAACTGATCATGTATTTTCTTTTCCATCTTCTTAGCTGCAATCATAGCAGGATGGAAAGTAACTGTATCTTGTGTTGTGCCTGGACCTTCTATTATCTTATCTGAAGCATACTCTAGGGTGTCCTCTATTGGACCCATGCGCTTCATACGATCATACATAGTTTCGCCAGGTTTTAGTTTTTCGTCAGGATCAAACAGTAATGTAACTGGGGGTTTTTTACCAAAGGCATCCTCTAGCTGATCTTGTGCTTGTTCAGTCTGAGGGTTGATGCTGATGTGCATAGACTCAGCCACACCTTCTGGTAGTGTTGTAGGATTAACTGTAAGGGGGAAACGAGAGCTACCAAATAAAACATCTACAATCTGACCGTAGGCAGCTAGTGTTTTAGTTTTAGTAACCTTGATAAATACACGAGACTTTTCAGTTTCAGTAAACTGTACATCTGTATTGTACAAGCCACGATAGTTTCTATAGGCACGTAGCCACCTATTCTCATCTGCAAATCTAGCGTCTTCTGCTCTGTTAAACTTAGAAGTAACGAAAGCGACAACACCTTGTGCATCTAGATCGTCTGTTTCTTGGATGACAGATACTTCGTCTGTCTCAAATAGTTCGCCTTGTTCGTTTTCTGTAGCCATATTATTTAATATCCGAATGTTGGGTCAGATGCTTGAAAGCCTGTCCTGTGTGACATGGGGTTATAATCCCATAAAGAACTACGTGGTCTTGTCATTATACCATACCTAAGAGCGTCATACAAGTGATCTTCTGAGTTTGTATCTACGTCTTCAGGGTTCTTCTTGTCTAGAGGTATGCCAGGTAGTTGAGCTATCATATTGTTGCAAGTAGAGAAGAACACTAGTCTTGGCTCCTCAGTAAACTCGTCTACTTGCAAACGGCGGTGAAGCTCGTTTTTACCTGCCACCCTTGAACCTTTTGATCTATCAGATGGCCTCCAACGCAAGCCTTTCTGATTCATCTGTTCAGCCAAAGAAGGGCCAGTGTCTCCACGTTTATGCCACAGGGAGCTATCCAACACACCGTACCTGATATTGTCATCTTGTTCTGCATCTAATATCATATCCGCTAAATCTGTTGCCGTAACTCTTGAACAGTATAACTCTCTGTATACTATTAGTTGCTCAGTCGGGCTTACCGCCAACCAAACAACTCCTGTGTAACTTCCGTAGCCGTAGTCACATGCTCTAAACCTTGTCCAACTTTTAGGTATGTCATACGGATCTGTTACGTGTATCTTTCTGTTAAACTCAGGAAATGCTGCTCCCTCGTTTACATCCCAGTTCCCTTCTAGTAGTTGCTTTCTTTGATGCTCTGGCAGTGATAGAAGCATGGCTTCGTAGTCACCACTCTCAGCTAAATAAGGATTATCAAAGAGACTAGCAGGTATGAACCTTCGTTTGAATAGGGGTTGACCAGCTTTGCTATGCCCTTGTGGAAACTTCAGAACCTCACTAGTCTCTATGTCCGTTGCCCAGAATGGCGTATTAGGCTTTGCTGGGTCAATGAACATCTTCTTAACCCAAGAGTGACCTGGGCCACCTGGGTTTGTAGTTGCTCTCATATACAGACCTAAGTCTTTGTTAGCACTACGTAGTCGGGATCTCATGTAGTTCCACGAGTAAGGACTGTTCCATTGTGTCAACTCGTCGAATGCTACGTAATTAAACGCCTGACCTTGATAGCGCATTACGTCTGTATCTCTGTCCAAGTACGACATCCAAAGTGTGCCGCCTCTTGGTGTAGTCCACTGCGACTTACGCTCAGACCACTTTATGTTAGGTATTGCTTTAGGGTATAGCTCTTGGCTTTTCTGTATAAGTTCTCTAAGTTCTTCTGTTGTGTGTCGTACAAGTAGACCACTGAAGTCTTGATTATTTAAGTTGCGTAACGGATCAGCTAGTGTGGCGTAGCTCTTCCCGCCTCCGGCTGCCCCACCATATAGTACCTCACGCTCAGAAGACGCTAGATATTGTGTTTGAGGACCAGGGTTAGGTTGAAATACAACACTTTGTGCGTACTCGACATCAAACTCTGGTGGCTTTGCTTGCGCTGGTGCAGCCTCAATCTTCTTCGTAGGTGTAGGAGCCAGGTCTTTCTTTTTCGAGGATTTCAATTTGGCGTAGCGTTTTTTCGAGCCGCTTGGCATACTGGCGTTTAATCGCAGTAATCCTCTTTCGCTTTCTTTCGACATCTAACCT